AACAATAAATGTAGTATGCTGATAGCAAGATTGGAGGTCTAAATGGCAGATGAACTACGTCACGCACCTATGCGTGAGGACTTCATCAGAGGTAGCGATATGGTATCTTTGATGCAAGGCAAGTGGGAAGAACTATGGAAAATCAAAATGGGATTGCTTGGTCGTAAAGATTTACGATACGAGTTTAATGTTAGATTAGGTTCTTTCACAGAAACTTTTAACTTATTGTGGCTACAAGAATTTTATGAGTATGACTTTGTACCACAACAAGCATACACAAAAATGTATGGTAGTATCAAACTACAAGGTACATTAGATGGTGTAGAAACTGATAGAAAGATTGGTGTAGAATGTAAACATACACATAGTCGTAATGATATGGACTATATGTTGGATTACTATATGCCACAGATGCAGTTCTATATGTATATATCAGGACTACAACAAATAGTATTCTCTGTAATCTTTGGTAATCAACACAAGTGTGTAGTTGTTAGTGCTAACGAACAATACCAAAGTGAGATGTTATATAAGATCAAATCATTTTGGGAATATGTTACACATAATAAACAGCCTGAAGATTATGTGTCAGAAATAAAGCAAAGTATCAAAGACAACATACCGATTGATGGCAAAGTTAAACGTGATGTATCAAGAAGTAATAGCTTTGCACTAGCAAGTACAGAATATTTATTGCATGAAGAGAATGCAAAAGTATTTGAGAATGCAAAGAAAGAACTAAAAGCAGAGATGAAAGACAATGAGTCAGAAATATACAACGACAAACTCTGTGTCAAAAGAGATAAGCGTGGGTCAATTCGCATAACAAAGAAAGGGTAAGCAGACCCACTTACCCTTTCAACTATCTGTATAATGGAGGTCATACATGACAGATACAAATACTAATAGCAAAAAAACTATGCCAAGTAAAGCACACCCAAAACTCACAGCAACTTTGAGACAAGGATTGCTTGAGTTTCAGAAACTTGCTGCATCTGCCAATAAAGGTGGTACAGCAAATATACCTTCACAAGGAGGTAAAAGAACCTATGCAAGATTAGAAGATGTAATCGAAGCAGTAGGACAAGGTAATCAATTTGGTCTATTTTTTACACAAGAGATTGATTATGTGTACACAAGTCATATGGATACTAAATCAGAAGTAGTTGTTGTTACTACACTACGTCATGTTGTTGATGATGCTACTTATGTGTCAAAGTTACCAATTATAATGTCGCAATTAAATATGGAGAATCCTCAAAAACTTGGAGGTGCTATCACATATGCTAAGCGATATACATTACAAGCTGTATATGGTCTGCCATCAGAAGATGATGATGCTACATATGCGAGTAAACCTACGATTGAAGTCACCAAACCAAAGATGAAAGGAGAAGATGATGGATTATGATAATACAGATAGAGGTAGTTTCTTCAAACCACGAGCAGATGAAAGTCTGCTTGTGCAAGGGAAACTAAATAGCGAGGGATCAGAGTATCGTATTGCTATTGTAAAAGCCTCACTACCTGATGGTGGTACAGCACGAGATGTCTACGTCAAAGTCGGTACTATGTATGAGAATGATAAATCATTAAATGAGAAAGCACCAGACTTTAGTGGTCCAGTCACTATGCCAAGCCAAGAAAAACGTAGGATTGCTTGTTGGAAAACAGTATCCAAAGATGGCAATACTAAGTTCCTATCTGCACGGATAGGTGACAGTACACCAAGAGTAGAAGAACCTGCAAGGGATCAAACTATTGTAGAACATGAATCAGTATTAGGAGGAGTAGATGACCCAGACGATATCCCATTCTAAATCAGAAGCACTAGCAAGAACTCATGATCCTAAAACGTCATGGGAAGCTGCTGAAAAAGTTGACACCAATAAACTAGAGTCATTGGTACTAAGAGTATTAAGTGAACTTGGAGATAGAGGTGGCACTAATGATGAGGTGCTTAAATATTTAGATGACACACAACTATGGAAAAAATACACAGCTATGTTTCCAAAAGAAAGTAGTATTACACCAAGATATAAACAGTTGATAAATAAAGGTTTAGTCTATCGTGATGGTACTACAAGAAAAGGTAGCATGGGTAGAAGTCAAATAGTAAATTTTATAGTAAAAGATTAAAAAAAGTCTTGATATAAGAGCCATACAGAGGGGGTAAACACCTCCTCTAGTATGATTACACCCAAGAATAACTACTAAGTCTGTATATTTTTCATACGTTCAATAAGACGATTAGCTCTATTTGGTACTTGTTTTGCCCATTTAGAGTCTAACATTTGGTTAGCAGCTTCTGTCCAGTCACTAGAATCTACAGCTTTTTTCATTTTATGAAAGCGAGATAGTCGAGGTCTGCCTATATTAAACATCATATTGCATAAAATCTTTTGTACTTCAGCAGGTAACTCTTCGAACTGTGGATAAAGTAGTTTTGTTTCTGCTACACAAGTATATAAATCAGCTTCAAATAATTCGTGTACTCGCTCAGAATCTATTTTTGTACCAACAGCTAATTCATTTTCAGGATCATGCTCACGTATAAGATGACCAACACCTACAGTTGGTAAGCCAAGATGATCCAGATAAATCTCATTTACTACTCCTTCATCAGCTTTAATCTCCTCTGTCATTTCATTAAAAGTATCTGTGTTCATTGTAACCTCCTATTTTCTATTACACCACACATAGGACATTTCCATACATTCTTTATTGCAGTCAGTATCATAGTAATTTTACATCTTGCACAGATTGGATTAGCCAAAAAAATATCCTGCCCAAAAACTTAAAAACCATATTACTATGGCTACTTGCATAAAGATAATCATTTTGTAATCTTCTTATACTTTTCAAAAGTACGGAGTCCACCCAATCCAAGCATACCCATCAGCACAGTCATCAATGATCCCATGTCAAACTCAGGCAATGGTGGCATAGTGACACCAAACATAGCAGTAAAAAATATAACAAAGGGAGCTAAAACAAAGTGCCATGCCAAAGCAATACCACACACCCAACCAATAAAAGGTCGCCATGAAGCCACAAACCAATGACCTGATTGTGCTTCCATCTTGTTAACTTCTATCTGAGATTTAGCAAGTTGTACTGCATGTTTCTCAGCCATAGTAGCCAAGTCATGTGCCAATTTATTCTTAGTATCTTTGTCTTCTATGAATTTGCCTATTAGTTTGGTGGCAGGACCAATCAATGCTTGTATCACCATAACCTCATCTGTTTGTTGACGTTAACAAGTTTGCAGTAACAGTCATACTTCTGTGTCTGTTCACCAATCTTGACTGTTTGATTTGCAAGTCTGTCCTTAAAATAAGTACAGTTGTTTACATTTGATAAATGTAATGTACCTGCAGGATTACCTGCAAGGTAACATAATAAAACAAAAGCAGGTTTCACCCTCTCTTCTCCTTGTATAACCATGCTAAGAATACGATAAATCCTATGATAGTACAACAAAGTAATACAATACCTATCCACTCAGCAATCTTTCTACGAAGTTCTTGACGTTCATATATTTCTTTTTGTCTTTGCTTTCGTATCTGTCCTTCCATGTGCAGTATCTCATTCCAAGAATTAGCACCATAGTGAAAGTTTATAAATGATTTAAGTTCTTGTCGTTGTGCTTCAAGTTTCTTTTTAGCAGTAAAAGCCTCGATAGCAGATGTCTTTACATCATCACCTTTAAATAACTTTTGTAACAAAGATGGATTCTTAGCTTTCTTTTCAGTATTGTCAACATCAGACACAGCACTAAGCCAACGACCTAAATCTTTGCCCATAGATTCAATATCTTTACCAATTGCAAAACCTTTTTTGATTGCTCCGAAAGCCTTAGATGCTGCAGTCAAAGCTAGTCCTATAGTAGCTGGATCCACTTTTACCTCACTAACAATCCTATTAAAAGGACAATAGTTGTACCTGCTGTGCCAATCATAATGTGTTCAATGCGTTTAATGCGAAGGATAGTTTCCTTCCATCTTTCTGCACACACAGCTTCATGTGTATCTATCTGTGATTTAACTTCTATTACTGAAACTTTAGCCATTAAATTTCCTTTGGAAAATTATATATTGGTGCATTTCCAGTTGGAACATTATCTTTAT